CTTACCAAAAGCCATCTGCAACGCGGCCACTGGATCGCCGCCAGCGGACAAATACTCAAGCGCCTGCTTTGCCTGCGGTGTGTTCATGCGACTCAAAGCCTCAATGGTTTTCGAAGCCTTCTGCTCCCGATCTCGCTCTGCAAACCTGCGGTCAGCCACTGCTTGCGCTGGCACGTCAAGTCCCATCACGCCCATGCGACCAAGCGCGGGGGCTAGTGCCGCCATCGTATCGCCAAAACTTTGGCGGTTGTAAAAGCGCTGGCCTGCGTCGCCTTCAGCGCCCTCAACCATCTTTTGTATTCCTAGGGAGCCGAGTAAACCCTTTGGTGCTTGCTCAGGTGTCATATTACTCTCCGTGTCATTTGTAGTTTGAGGTGCTGTAAGCAAACCTTTTGGTTGCTTGCCCAGAACCCGCATGGTGTCCGATGCAATGGCTTGGTTTGGGTTGGGCTTACCCCTAGCCCCAGCAAGCTCAACCTGCCAAGGTTCCCAGCTCATCGGCACAGCAAGCCCAAACCTTGAGGCGTTTTTCTTCAGCCACTGCGCTTGCGGGCTGTTTGCATCACGCAATAAGCCACCGCCAGCAGCTCCAAAGTCAACAGCCATGCCTTTGTTGTGCATTGATTTGCCGGGAGGCGCTACCCATTTGCGGGCTGCCTTTTCCGACCCATATTTTTTCAATGCTGCCTTGTATAATTCAGCCTGCTTTTCTGGGGAGCGATAAGCGGACGTAATGGAAAGAGAGTTTTTACCAAGCTCCTGTTCCGCCGCCGCAAGCATGTTGGACAGAGCAGATGAAAAGTCTGGGTTCAACCCAGTGAAGCTGTCTGGACGATTTGCGCCGCCTACAGCGTATCTGCTCCAGTCAGCCATTATCTGCCCACTCCAAACCCAGTTGCCGCTAGTGATAGGTAGTCAAACAGACCCGCATTCTTGCTTTGCGTTGTTGTGGACTGATCTGGCGTTGCGCCAAGTGCAGCCAACGGCGCGCTGAGGGACTGCGTTGGGGCGTTTGCGTAGTTTGCAAATTGACCCTTTGCCGCGTCGATCAGAGCCTGCTGCATACCCTGCTGCAATAGACCTTGCTGAGCTTGATCTTGCTGAATGGTTCGACCAGTGTTGAACGCCTGATTGCCAAGCTGACCCAATTGAGCAGCGCCGCCCATTTGAATGTTTTGCTGGTTCTGTGCCGCGTTCAGTGCAGTGTTGTAGCCCTGCTGCTGCAAGTTGCCAAACATCTGCGAACCCTGACGCGCAAACGCCTCATTGGTCAAAGCATCCGCTACGCCGTGACGTGACCCGCCAAACGCTCCAGCCTGAGTGGCCTGCGCGCCTGTCGTGTTAGCCGTCATTTGACGCTGGCGCTCAAGGTCATTCAGCGCAGTACCCGTGACCATGCTCGTGTATGGGTTCATAAATGCACCCACGTTTGGCCCGGCCATTGCTGCCTGAGTACCCTGCATAGCCTGCTGTAATCCGCCAGCCGCTGCTTGGTTCACGTTAAAGTTGCCTTGCGGTGCTAGTGGCTGATATGTGCCGCCAGTTGGCGCTCCGCCTGCTGGTGCGCCTGCAACTCCGCCTTTTCCGCCTGTTCCTGAGCCTGACATTAGTTTTTACCTCCAAGCAAATTAGCGATTCCTGAGTACACGCCCAAACCCTTGTGTGGGCCTCCAGAGGCACCCATGCCGCCGCCGTCCGTGGCGTCAGTCAAGAAGTCGCCAATTGAACTCAAAAACCCGCCGCCCTGATTCGGCTGACCGCCTGCGGCGCGAGATGCCTGTGCCATTGCCATTGCCTCGTCCATAGTTGATGAGCCGCCGCCGCCGCCATTATAGTTCGTAGTACCCAAGCCAACGCCTTGATACACGGGTGGCGGTGCTGACGCACGGCTACCTAGATTACCCGTCACTGGGTCAATGTATAAACTGCTAATAAAGTCGTACTGTCCGGGGCTGGTAGCTTTAAGATCTGCAAGTGCCTCATCGTACATTGGTGCAGATGAGTAGCCACGAACGCCGCCCGCATACTCTGTAGGTTCTGGCATACCGCCACGCAAATCCTGCTCAGACATACCACCACCCGCAACGCCAAACGCACCTGCCGTATCTGACAGGCCACGAGCTGCCGCCATCTGCATGGGTGAGTACGCTGCAACATCTGGGCCGCCGTAACGAATTGGGCCAATGTTAGCCACGTCACCAGCTCGGCTCAAGTTGGCTCTTGCTGCGTCTTCAATGTACTGGGGTACAGTGACTTGTGAAGTTTGTGACCCGCCTTTTCCGCCTGACATTATTCAAAATCCTTAACATATGACGCGTGCAGCGGCTTCCAACCGTGTACCGCCAGTGGTTTCTTCCAGCCGAAGCGCCCAGTCATTGTTAGAGCCTTGCAGCCCTGCGCCTTCGCCCACTCTATTACACTTTCGTGCATTTCCATAATTTGATCCAGCTCGCCGCCACCCAAGAATACGTTAAGCACCTTCTTCTTCGGGTATATCACGATTTCAGTTACGATACACCCCCTTGGTGTAGGCCATAATTGCATCACACCTTTCTGCAATCCCTCAACAATATCATCGAAGTCGTGAGTGCCACCGCTGTACTCAAGTGCAGCCTCAATCCAAGGCTTGCAGCGTTCTAATTCGTTACCCATGCAACCTCGTAATTGATAAAGTTGAAGCTGGCAAAGCAGGGCGAGGTGACGCCGCAGCAGTGTAGTTTAAAAAACCACTTGTATTATCAACCATCCAGTTTACCTCAAGGTAGTCCCCTGCGGCTAAAGTAAACACCTGCGTTCTTGACGTAACCAGCGTTGCATTGTTCTGGTGAAGCGCCGTCGTCATTGCACCGTTATCTACGTTGGTTCCGTTAATGCTTGGCCAGAAGTAAAAGTGAACCGTGCTGGATGACGTGGATGAAACCTGCGCTGAAAATGACAGCACGTACTGGCCACCCTCTTCAAAAACAATGCGAGACGCTGGTGTACCCAAAGTTATGCCGTGATTATGCGATAACGCGTCATAAGTCAGCTTGTAAGCCGTATCCGTGGCAGCCGCCGTTACATCAGCCGTAATGATGTAATCTGCGTGGCCGTCCTCAAGAACAACCTGACGCCACTCGCCATTCTTTGAAACCACTGGGTAGCCAGCAACCTCATCCCACAGCAAGATGCCGTTTTCCGACGGGTTGTCATCAGAAGACTTGGTAAACAGCCGGGGTAGCTGTCGGGATAGGTAGCTGGAAAGCTGCCTGCCCCACTGCTTCCAGTCTGGGCCAAGTGGCGGGAGTACAGGGGCCGTCATTAGCGTTTACCCATTGGCTTTGCCTCAACGCGCATCGTGCCTACTTTCCAGTGGGCGAGCCTATCACCCTCAACCAGCATACGAAGTTGACGGCCACTGAACCTTACTGACGTTGGGTTGTTTGGGTCATATGGTCCGTATGTGCGCTCAACGTCATTCGGGTGGAAGCGTGTTTTGAATGACACATCAACGTCACCCTGAGACTGCTCGTCTGGAATAAGCTGCGTCACGCTCATAACCTGATCGCCAACGCCAATAGACACTGGGCCAGTTTCCGCAAAAATGCGCTCGCCGTCTACGTTTAGACCGATTTCATGTTCTTTAAGGTCTGACGCGGCTGTCGTCATGAATGGGTATTTAAACACACCGCGCTGAACGCCGGATGTGCGGTCAAGGTTTCCGATCAACCAGTGCTGCTCTTTGTAGTCAAAGGCAACATACCTGTCGATTTCGAGGCTATCGCCAGAACAGTAGAACCACCAAACCTCACCAAACTGGCCGTTGTTAAACGCCCAAATCTTGCTTTGCTGTGCAGTGTTCATATCGCTAAAAACGTAGTCATGCACTTCACACGGAAGCTCATTCACTGAGTTGCCGTCAAACATGTAGAAGCCACGCTGACCCATCCAGAATACACCAACGTCCACATCAGCCGCACAGCGCCGTGAAATAGCCCCGCAGGACGTGCCTACGCGCTCAAAGCCGTAAACGTATGGCGGGCCTTGGTAACGCGCTGTGTGGGCGTCTACGTCAGTGATAATGAGCGTCTGACCCTTGGTGCGGGTCGCCAGCATAATTTGCCCAGAGGTTTGCAGCTCAATATCGCCTGCCTCATTCGTTGCTGCGGCAGTCCAAAGTGTATTGTCCTCACGGTCGCACCATGAAATCTTGCGGGGGTTGCCGCCAGAGCCAAGTGCAAAGATAAAGCGCTCTTCAGTTACGATAAGACTTGAGTTGGACGTAGGCGCGTTGGCAATTACCGCTGCATTTGTGCCAGTGTTTAGCTGCCACTCAAGCAACCTGCCATCATCCGTATTGCAGGCAACAAGGTACTCGCCCCAGTTGTCTAGACTCCACGTCGTTGCCTCTGAGTAGTTTCCGTAGTCAGGTCGAGGCGTGCCATAAAACCCAGTGCCGTAAAAACCGTACCCGTACCCAGTCTCAACCTCAGCATCCGCACGGCCAGTAGCCAAGTCAGATGGAGCAATGTCGTAAACCGTGTTTGATCCCGTCATCACACTCAGCTCAGTGTGCGAACCACCTGCAAGCCAAGCCGTGCCGTCATTAGCCTCCCACGAGTGCATCCCGCGCGTCGGGTCTGCGCTAAACCCGTCCTTGCGAGCCTGCCAACCGCCAATTGGACGCAAAGAGCCATCACGCCAGCGAACCAAGCTGCCATCACGCCAACGGCCAGCAGCATCAAGGTCGGTGCCGTTGCGGTAAAAACCGGCAGGGACTTTAAGTGGAATAAGTGCCATAATGTGCTTCCGTATATTGCGCCAAGTTCAAGTAGCTTTTACGCGGGTTTCGCTGGCCAATTTATTTGATTGGGGAAGCCAGCCTGCTGCGGCACGTTTAAAAGCCCCTGACGGTAATCTGACCATTCGCCCTGCTTGCCTACGCTCAGTTCAGCCCAACGTAAGGCGTTACCTGCAATAGCGTCTACCTCAAGTAAGCGAGCATCTCGATCAGCACGTACCTCAACAGCAAGTTCTGCATCTAGCTCTGCCTGAGTAGGTGCAACGTAAGCTGTGAAGTTGTCGCCAATCAAAGCCATGACTTCATCGTTGTCGATGGTTGTGTCAGTGTCAGAAGGGTCTACTGTGTAAGGTAGCCAACCGTAGTCTGGGTGGTCAATCTCTACGTCCATACGAAGGTTGTCAGACTGTAGTGATGCCGCATTGCGGACTTGTGTGATTGTAATGCTCATTTAAGAAATCCTCACAAAAACATTAGCTGGGTAAATACCGCTGTTGTTGTTTGTTGTACCCATACATCTCCAAGTGCCAGCAGGTGACGTACCTACACCGCCCGGGCTGTAAGCTTCGTAGTACGCATTAAGCCCTATTCTATACCCAGAGTATCCAAGGGTGCTTCCTGCGTGAGTAGCACCTGCTGCAAGAGTAGACCCAGAGTTTTTACGCACTAATAGAGCATAAGTGCCAACAGCGCCTGTAGACGTAGGTTGCGAGTAAGTGGGTATGGTCGTTGAGTTTATGCCCGTAATGTGACCATAAGTGTCCAGCGTAATGTCTTGGATCACGGTGTTTCCGCTATTGTCTACGCTATCCTGAGATGACGTGTCAGAGTGGCTGACCGTAACCGATCCACTCGCCCCACCGCCAGATAGACCAGAACCTGCTATCACTTCGGTAACTCTTGCATCAAGCTGCGTTTGAATGTTGCTTGTTACGCCGTCAACTCCGTTAAGCTCGGCAGTAGTCGCCGTTACGCCGTCCAGCAAATTCAGCTCTGCCGTTGTCGCTGTCAGCCCGTCTAACTTGGCGACCTCAGCAGCAGTTACACTGCCTACCAGCGCATCAATCGCGTCGATTGCGTCGTTTACGGTCTGACCCCAAGTATCCTCGGAGCCGCCGATGGTGGGCTTGGCCCAGCCTTGGTTTGTTGTGTTAGCCATCTATTCTTCCACCCAAATCGTTGTTGCCTTACCTGCGTCAACCCATGTTGAGCTTGCTTGGCCTTGTTCCG